GTATTTTCTATTAATAGAATGGGGTCATACTTCATACTTTACTCAAGACGACGATAATAATTTTATCTACCAACCTTCCCCTGAATATGTAACCCCAGCATATACAGAATTTTTTAATGCTAATAAAGATGGTGTTATTAGAGAACTCCAAAAGCATAGGAAAGATACTTCTGGCAATTATGATGGGGGTTTAGTAAAAGTAAATAATTTTAGTTGGAATTTTAACCCTGATGGGACTTATGATATAACAATAAGTGCTGTTTCTATAGGAGGACTTATAGATTCTCTTTTATTAAATTACCCAACTGTAGATTCTATTACTCCTTCTAATAGATATGAATTAAAAAATCTAACTCCTAATGAAAAAAGGAATAAAGCAGAAGATTTAGGAGAAACTATTGAAGATAGTGATAATGCTGATATTGTTTTTAAACAAATAGTTTCTAAATACTTAGCACAAGGAGATTTTCAAACTTTATTAGATAACAAGATTATTCAAGAAGAAGGAGAAACAGCTGGGGGTGAGAGCTTAGATACTATTACTTTTGATGATTTTGGTCAAGTAGTATTTGTAGATCAATATAAAACATTTTTAAATCAACATTTAATTGAAAATATTGTTAAGTTAAAAAAAACTCCTTGGAAACAAATTGATGGCAAAGATAGGTATAAAACACTTTCTGGTAATAACCTTATATCCATTAAATTCAATAATGGAGACAGCAAAAAATCAGATAGGGAAGCTTTTTATATGAAATTAGGCCCTTTACTTGATCACATTCAAGAGGGGTTAAAACTTAATGTTAATGAAAATTCTACTACTGAGCAAAGGAAAAATTCTAAATCTCCCTTATATATAAAAACAGTAGAACAATATATGTTTACTCATTGGTTTCAAAATTCTGCTAATCCACAAGTATGCCTAGTACCTTTTAAGGTTAAAGATCCTGAAACCCAAGAAACAATTACCCCTCTAGATGATATTTTAGGCACTAGTTTTTTAGATAAGGGGGATGCTAAAAATAATGATTTTGCTGCGTCATTATATGATATCCATGTAAATTTTGAATTTATAGCTAGTACTTTAAGGAATACTGAGGCAAATGATGAGAACAATAATATTACTCTTTATGGCTTCCTTACTAACCTTATGGATGGGATCCAACTTGCTTTAGGAGATATAAACAAATTTTCAGTTATATATAACGAAGATTCAAACTATATTTTAATTCAAGATGACACTAAAATAGATGGTCAAGAATCCACAGAACAACCACCTACCCCAATTAGAGCTTACGGAGTAAATGTAAATGATTCTAAAGGTAGTTTTGTAAAAAATATTTCTATGACATCTCAAATTACTCCTAAATTAGCAACTGAGTTAGCGATTGGGTCTGCAGCATCTGGAAATGATATTACTAATAGTGCTTCTTTATTATCTAGATGGAATGCTGGGTTTACTGATAGATGTCATGCTAAAGATACCGAAGCACAAACTAATAACCCTTCTGGAAGAGATTTATTAGATACTCTTAAAAGTAAGTATAAATTATACTTTGATTATTTAAAATCTTCTTTTATTGACTTTAATGCTCCTACTACTCCTGATATTAATACTGCTTTAGCTAGCCTTCCTTCTTTATTAGAGTATGATTTAGGAATTAAAACTATAAATGGAGAAATAGACGGTAAAGGATTTATCCCTATAAATCTTTCAGTAACTGTAGATGGTTTATCTGGGGTTCTTTTATTCCAAAAATTTTCATTAACTCCGAATATTTTACCTCCTACTTATAGTGAAGGGATAGATTTTGTTGTAAAAAGTATAGATCATACAATTATAGGAAATGAATGGACCACTAGTTATGGAACCATTTCAGTCCCTAGGTTTAGACCAACTGAAAATCAAACTTCAAAAAGTAGTTCTCCTGGAACGGAATTTAGTTTAAGCGCACCTTTTTAATCATGACTTATTACCCAAAATCACAAATTAAAATAAATCAATTTACTAAAGGAAACCAATTCCAATTAGTTTCTACTCAGGAAGAGTACGTGGGATATTTTTGGTCTACTTCTCGGGGGGAATATTTTTCTGGTCGCAATCCACAAGATCTTATATCTCAACCATTACAGTTAATCCCTGTAATACCTGACGCGAAATCTTCATTGCTTACGTATACTGAAGGTAATAAAACGTATAAAAACTTAAAAGGTGTAAATGAAAGCATAGCTTTAAAACTTCCTTATTATCAAAAACCAACACCTACATCATTAGATTATCAAAAAGGAAACTTAGAAAGGTATTTTGCTAAAAAGATTAATGAGAACCTATACATAGAAACTGATAAAGAAGTTTATGATAAAATGGTTAAAAAAGATAAGGAGTATGCTTATCAATATTACATAATATTTACTTTAAACTGGTTAATTACTGGGAATACTAAAGATGTTAGATTTAATAATGAAAGGTTAGTTTCTTTGATAGAAAAAAATTATAATATAGAAGGATTAAGAGAATATTTAGGATTTAATTATTTAGAATTCTATCGACCATCTTTGTAATATTTATAACAAAGAATCCCTAAATAGTTTATGCCCTCTACTTTCCAAATAGATAGACAACCAAAAGGAATATATTGTATTCCTTATCTTATGGCCCTTCCAGGCACAAATCCTGGTAAAGGTAGAATCTCTTTTGGACCTACATTAAAAGTAGATAGTATTAGTACTATTAAAGTTCATAAAACTAATAATTTAGGATTTGATTTTAGTGATGTTTTAGCCCTCCAACAAAGTGGTATAATCACCATATATGGTAAGAGTAATCCTGATATTTATGTTGTTTTAGAGTATGATTCTTCTGTTGACAATGGGGATTTTATTACTTTAAACATAAAAAATACCACTAACCTTTCTACAGCAAAACGTCAACCCTTTAGAGATAAACTTGAAGTTTGTGTTAATTTTTTAGGTATTGGAGGAGATGGGGTAGAGGGTTCATCTGGTACTAGTGGCTCCTCAGGAAGAGATGGAAGCTCAGGGGCATCAGGCACCTCAGGATCATCAGGTACTTCAGGTTCTTCAGGCACATCGGGTTCTTCAGGTACCTCAGGTTCATCTGGCACATCTGGATCTTCAGGTACTTCTGGTATAGATGGATCCTCAGGTACTTCGGGCGTAAACGGTTCCTCAGGAAGTAGTGGAACCTCAGGTTCTTCAGGAACTAGTGGTTCATCAGGCACCTCTGGATCATCTGGTACTTCGGGTTCATCAGGCACCTCAGGATCATCTGGTACTTCGGGTTCATCAGGCACCTCAGGATCTAGTGGTACTTCGGGCTCATCAGGTACCTCAGGCTCATCAGGTACTAGTGGAAGTAGCGGTACTTCAGGTTCATCCGGCACTAGTGGTATTTCAGGTTTAAGTGGTTCTTCAGGTACTTCTGGTAGTAGTGGAACATCAGGTTCGTCTGGCACAAGTGGATCTTCGGGTACCTCAGGTACTTCTGGTAGTTCAGGTACCTCAGGCTCAAGTGGCACTTCAGGTTCCTCAGGTACAAGTGGTTCTTCAGGTACCTCTGGATCAAGTGGTACTTCAGGGAGCAGTGGCACTTCTGGGTCATCTGGCACCTCAGGATCTAGTGGAACAAGTGGCTCATCGGGAACGAGTGGTAGTAGTGGAACGTCTGGTTCAAGTGGTACATCTGGCAGTTCTGGCACTTCAGGATCTTCAGGTACAAGTGGTTCATCTGGAACTTCCGGATTATCAGGTACCTCGGGCTCAAGCGGTACAAGTGGTAGCTCAGGTACTTCAGGCTCAAGTGGAACATCAGGTTCTTCAGGAACTTCTGGTAGTAGTGGAACTAGCGGTTCATCAGGTACTTCAGGTTCATCTGGTACCTCTGGTAGCTCTGGTACTTCAGGATCATCTGGAACATCAGGTTCAAGCGGAACATCTGGTTCATCTGGTACAAGTGGCTCAAGCGGAACATCTGGATTATCAGGTACTTCAGGTTCAAGTGGAACCAGTGGTAGCTCAGGTACATCTGGCTCCTCAGGAACAAGTGGTAGTAGTGGTACAAGTGGAAGCTCTGGTACTTCAGGCTCTTCAGGTACAAGTGGCTCTTCAGGCACCTCAGGTTTATCTGGAACCTCAGGCTCATCTGGTACTTCAGGTTCATCAGGTACTAGTGGCTCATCAGGAACATCAGGAAGTTCAGGTACAAGTGGTTCAAGCGGAACCTCTGGATCATCTGGCACTTCAGGAAGTAGTGGTACTAGTGGTTCCTCAGGCACTTCAGGCTCTAGCGGTACAAGTGGTAGTAGTGGTACCTCAGGTTCCTCAGGTACAAGTGGCTCTTCAGGTACTTCAGGGAGTAGTGGAACATCGGGTTCGTCTGGCACAAGTGGATCCTCTGGTACTTCAGGTTCATCAGGTACATCTGGATTTAGTGGCACCTCAGGCTCAAGTGGAACTAGTGGAAGTTCAGGTACTAGTGGCTCAAGTGGAACATCAGGTTCTTCGGGCACCTCCGGTAGCAGTGGAACTTCTGGTTCATCAGGGACCTCAGGATCAAGCGGAACATCAGGAAGTAGTGGAACATCGGGTTCTTCAGGTACTTCGGGTAGTAGCGGAACATCAGGCTCATCTGGAACTTCAGGGTCATCTGGTACAAGTGGTAGCTCCGGCACTTCGGGCTCATCTGGAACTTCGGGTTCAAGCGGCACCTCAGGTTCATCAGGAACCTCCGGCTCTAGTGGTACCTCTGGTTCATCAGGTACTAGTGGAAGCTCAGGTACTTCAGGTAGTAGTGGTACTTCAGGTTTATCAGGTACCTCAGGTAGTTCGGGCACAAGTGGATCTTCAGGTACTTCTGGTAGTAGTGGAACCTCGGGTTCATCGGGTACTAGTGGGTCATCAGGTACATCTGGTAGCTCTGGTACCTCAGGTAGTAGTGGCACAAGTGGTAGCTCAGGAACAAGTGGTTCGTCAGGTACTTCAGGTTCAAGTGGTACTTCAGGCTCTTCAGGCACATCTGGTAGCTCTGGTACCTCCGGTTCTTCAGGCACATCAGGTTCCTCTGGCACCTCCGGTAGTAGTGGCACAAGTGGAAGCTCAGGCACAAGCGGTTCTTCAGGCACTAGTGGTTCATCTGGTACCTCAGGCTCATCAGGTACTAGTGGCAGTTCAGGAACATCCGGTTCAAGCGGAACATCAGGTTCATCTGGAACTTCTGGTAGCAGTGGTACCTCAGGTTCAAGTGGTACAAGCGGAAGTTCAGGAACTAGTGGCTCTTCAGGCACAAGTGGAAGTTCAGGTACTTCAGGTAGTAGTGGTACTTCAGGCTCGTCTGGAACAAGTGGATCATCAGGTACCTCAGGTTCATCAGGTACATCTGGATCATCTGGAACATCAGGCTCGTCTGGAACATCTGGTTCTTCAGGTACTAGTGGTAGCTCAGGAACATCTGGTTCGAGCGGTACATCAGGTTCATCTGGAACTTCAGGAAGTAGTGGCACAAGTGGCTCTTCAGGTACTTCAGGCTCAAGTGGCACTTCAGGAAGTTCAGGTACATCAGGTTCTTCAGGTACCTCAGGTAGCTCAGGTACATCGGGCTCAAGTGGAACATCAGGAAGCAGTGGTACATCCGGCTCAAGTGGTACTGCGGGATCATCAGGTACTTCAATATTAGAAACTTGGAACCCCATAGCTTCCTTTAGTGATGGTACTTCAACATCATTTAGCGCTGGAATTAGTGTATCGAATTTTGATAGAGTTTATATAGAAGGGATTGTTTTCTTAAGGGATACCTCTACAGGAGATGCTACAAGAATGGGAGTTACAATTGGGTTTAGATGTACAGCTATTACAGTAGCAGGAATGAACCCAGAAGATTATTTATATGATATGGATATTTTATACTTCTCAGGAACACGTTACGATGGAACTACACAATATCCAGTATTAATAACAGAATTACCAATAGGATTTAGTGATGCTAGTGGTGGGGGTGATATAACTTTTTATATAAAAAATAATATAGGATTTGATGTAAGAGGTAAATATTTATTACAAAATAGGTATTGGTCTAATCCTGGTGAAGTATATTCACCCTAAAATTAAAAAATAAATGGCAAGCGTAAATCAAAATTTTACAAAATGGGAAGGTGACACATTTATCATCCAATTCACAATAAATGATGCTGAAGAAGATTTATCTAATTATCAGGCATATTGGGCTTGTTCTCCTATTACAGCTTCATTAGCTCCTTCTTATGTAGATGGTAATAGTCCTAAAGCTATAGTAAAAACTACTACTGGAGATTATGGGAATATAGGAGGAATTGAATATCAAGCTACAGACAAATTTAGAGTTTCTATAACTAAAGACGATACTCTTGATATAGCAGCTGATACCGGAAGTTTTTACCACGAACTAACTTTAGCTAAAAATGGTGGCAGTGATAGTGTAGTAGTTTCCTCAGGAACCTTTACAATGTTATTCCCATTATTCCCAGTAGGAAATAGATTATGAGTGTTAATACCCCACAAGGAAACATTAATGTAAATCCTGAAGGGGTTGTTGAGGGTTTTGTAAACATTTTAGGGAATGCTAACCCAACATCTTCATTAGAAGGGACATATCAAATATATAAAATTGGAAATGCTCATACTGCTTCTTTACTACAAGGAAATATTGGAAATGTAGATTTACAAGTATTTAATGGTTTAGAAACATTTATAAATTTAACAGGCACGTATGACATAAGAATCTTAATTTATGCTGATAATACCAATATATACGCAGATAGAACAATAATAACAATAGATAGAATATAATAAGTCATGGCCCAACAAAATATAAATACAGGTTCTAGTGCTAATAGTAACACAGGTGATCCTTTAAGAACATGTTTTATAAAAACAGAGGAAAACTTTACAGAACTTTATGATTCTTTAAATCCCCCTTTCCCATTCACAGGTTCTGCTCAAATTACAGGTAGTTTAGGGGTTACAGGTAGCCTAACTTTAGAAGGCACAGATGGTATACTTACAGCTAACGAAATTTTTACCACAAAAGTCCAAACCCCATTTAATTCAGCTACTTCAAAAATAGAATTAACTTCAAATACTATTACACTTACAGCTAATAGTAAAGAATTTATAAAATTAGATTCTTCTACCTCACCCCGCACTATTACTATTAACCCTAATAATGAAAATATAGATTTTAGAGCTAGAGGACAAGCTGGAATAACTATACTTCATGTAGATGCTGGAACTGATAGAGTTGGGATTAGAACAACCTCTCCCCAAAAAGATTTACACGTAAATGGGGATATTCAAGCAAGTGAATATTATGGGGACATAACAGAAGGAGATCCTGAAGTAGCAGGACAATTTTTTCAAATAAGCAGTGAAGAATTAGGAGGAACTTCTCCTTATTACCAAGTAGTTTGCTTATCACAAGGATAAATTATGGCTCAACAACATTTAAATACTGGTAGTAGTGCTAATGATGGGGCTGGAGATACTTTAAGAAGTGCTTTTGTAAAAACAGAGGAAAATTTTACAGATTTATACACTAATATTAGAGGACCAGTTTTACCCAATTATACAGGTTCAGCTTTAATTACAGGTAGTTTAGGAACTACAGGAAGTATTCAAATTGAAGGAACAGGTAGTTTTCCGATTATTACTTTAGGAGTAGATCCTGGAGGAAGTGTTGAAAAAACAGGTTCTATAAAATTAATTGACAATTCATATCCTGAAGTTAGATTTTCTAGAGAAAACAATAATTCTTATGAATATCTTAGACTTAATTTAAATTCTACTGAACAAATTGAATTGTTTGGGATTGTTGGCACTTCTACTAATAGAATCTTTTTTAATAAAAATAGTTCTTTAATACGTTCTGTTTTTAAAACTTCTACTAATGATAATACTTTATATTTTAGTAGTTTAAGAGCAGGAATAAACAATTCTTCCCCATCAACCGAATTAGACATAACAGGAGAAGTCTCTTCCTCAGAATATTTTGCTACTTCTCTCCCTACATCTGATCCTAATAATGCGGGGCAATGGTTTACAACAAGTAGTAATGAAGTATTTGGGGATGGAAATGAAACTCCTATAATTTGTATATCTCAAGGTTAATTCATATTTATAATAAATTACTTGGGTAAATGGCTGAAGACTATACTAAAACAAATTATCCTGTTAAGGTACAACTTGACGCAAGCTCTCCCCCAACAACAGATCAAATTGTAGTTTGGGATAGTGGGAGTGAAAAGTTTGACTTAATTGATAGAGATAAACTTTCTGGGGCAGGATGTTTTAGCTATGACTTAAGTGATCTCTCGGGGGGAACTCCATCATCAGGTGAAATTACATTTGATAATACCAATGTTAGTACTATAACTGAAGTAACTGCTAGTTTAACTACCTTTAATTCATCTACTAATTTTATTTTATTAGGATTACTTACTACCCAAAACTCATATTTCTCATTTACAGATGAAAATAATAATGCTGCAACTTGGGTAGCTTTCAATTTTACTGTTCCTGGTCCTAATACTGTAGGATTTAAGGTAAATAATAGCGTATACCCTGCTGGTGGTTTTAACTTCACACAAGGCCCAGGTATAGCATGTTGGACAGCCTCAGGTACAAGCGGTACATCAGGCTCAAGTGGTTCATCAGGTACCTCTGGCAGCAGTGGCACAAGTGGCAGTTCAGGCACTAGTGGATCATCAGGAACATCTGGTTCGAGCGGTACATCAGGTTCATCTGGAACTTCTGGTAGCAGTGGTACCTCAGGTTCAAGTGGTACAAGCGGAAGTTCTGGGACTTCTGGATCAAGCGGAACATCAGGAAGTAGTGGTACTTCAGGCTCATCAGGTACTTCAGGCTCATCAGGTACTTCAGGCTCATCAGGTACTTCAGGCTCATCAGGTACTTCAGGCTCATCAGGTACTTCAGGCTCATCAGGAACATCAGGCTCATCAGGAACATCAGGCTCATCAGGTACTTCAGGAAGTAGTGGTACTTCAGGCTCATCAGGTACTTCAGGCTCATCAGGTACTTCAGGCTCATCAGGAACATCAGGTTCAAGCGGAACTAGTGGTTCATCAGGCTCATCAGGAACATCAGGTTCAAGCGGAACTAGTGGTTCATCAGGAACATCAGGCTCATCAGGTACTTCAGGCTCATCAGGTACTTCAGGAAGTAGTGGTACTTCAGGAAGTAGTGGTACTTCAGGCTCATCAGGTACCTCAGGTTCTTCAGGCACTTCTGGTAGCAGTGGCACAAGTGGGTCTTCAGGCACTTCAGGTTCCTCAGGAACTAGTGGCTCAAGTGGCACAAGCGGTAGCTCAGGCACTTCAGGAAGTTCAGGCACATCAGGATCTAGTGGAACTTCCGGATCATCTGGTACTAGTGGCTCTAGTGGAACATCAGGTTCTTCGGGCACTTCTGGCAGTAGTGGTACATCAGGTTCCTCAGGCACAAGTGGAAGTTCAGGCACTAGTGGCTCAAGTGGAACATCAGGTTCCTCTGGCACTTCCGGTAGTAGTGGCACTTCAGGAAGTTCAGGAACATCAGGTTCTTCAGGTACTAGTGGTTCATCAGGAACTTCGGGATCAAGTGGCACTTCAGGAAGTTCAGGTACTAGTGGTTCATCAGGTACTTCAGGAAGTAGTGGTACTTCAGGTTCATCTGGAACAAGTGGAAGCTCGGGCACATCTGGCTCAAGCGGAACCTCAGGTTCTTCAGGCACAAGTGGTAGTAGTGGAACTTCTGGTTCATCTGGTACATCTGGTTCTTCAGGTACTTCAGGAAGTAGTGGTACTTCAGGCTCAAGTGGTACATCTGGATCATCTGGAACAAGTGGAAGTTCGGGTACAAGCGGTTCATCAGGTACCTCTGGCAGCAGTGGCACAAGTGGCAGCTCAGGCACTAGTGGTTCTTCTTATAAAGAAGTATTTTTTCAAAGATCTTCTGGTCTTACAAATAATAATAATAGTAATTCTAACCTAAATACTTTTTCCATAAATTTAGCTAGTTTTAGTGGTATAGTAGGTGATGTATTTGATATAACAGGAAAACTATATTTATCAATAGCTGGTGATCCTACATTTAACTACTATATTTCTTTCCAGTTTTCAGCAATCCCTATGACAAGTGTTTCAGGAACACAGGTAAAAATAAGTGAAATTAGCATTTTAGAATATAAAGGAAGTAAACAGATTTACACATCCCCTTTTACAACGACTCCACTAACATTAGATAAATGTGAAATTAAAACTTATTCTATAAACCAAACTATATTTAGAATTCAAGTAAATCCTTTCTTTGACAATATTAGTGCCTTAATACCGTGTTCTTATTTAATAGGAGTATATAAGTATGGGGATCCTAATGCTGGATACTCTTATCCCGATTTAGGTTAATATTTATAAATAAAAATATCATGGCAACATTAAATCAAGATTTTACTAAATTTTTAGAAGACACTTTTGTTCTTCAATTTAATATCACGGATTCTTCGACAACATTAAGTAATTATAGTGCCTTTTGGTCCTGTCAAAAAATTAATGGTAGGAATGAACTTGCTAAGTTAGCAATAGTAAAAACCACCTCTGGAGACTTTGCTAATTCAGGTAGTATAGGATATCAAGATTTTAACATATTTAATGTTTATATTTCATCAAGTGATTTTCTCCGAAAAGGTGGGGGTGGTGGTGGTACAGCTAATATTAATGCTGATCTTGTAACTGGAAGTTACTATCATGAATTAACTGTAGAACCCCCAACAGGAACAGATAGTGTTGTAATAGCTAGAGGAACTATGACTCTTGTAGATGCTTTATTCCCTGATGATTATAGATAAAAATTAATGACATTTTATGATCATAATAAACTTTTAGGAAGAACTCAAGACCCCGCATCTTTAGCAAGCTATCTGACTTCGCAGTCTCTTGGTAAAGATGATGTTATAGTTCCTTTAACTGCTAATCCTCTAGTTGGAATTCCTGGGCGTAAAATTAGTATGAGTGTAGTTCCTTTTAATATTACAACAAAACTAACTTCTTCTACTATTACAGGTTACAAAGAATATATACCACTTGGGGGTCAAATTACTCCATCTTTTTTAATACTTCCCCTTGAAACATTAACCCAATCACTTGATGCTAGTATCTCTCAATCTTTTACTGTATCTTATCCTAATAAACTAGATAGTTTAACAATAGATTTTTCTAGAATTACAGTTGATTCCTTAAGTGTAACAACAGATCAAACTTAAATATTATGCCCTTACTCCAAATAAACACAGGTTCACTTGCTAATGATGGAACAGGAGATACTTTAAGAACCGCTATAGCTAAAACTAATGCCAATTTTTTATATCTATCAAGTAGTATTGCTGCTAAAGGATTCCCACATACTATTGCTAAAGGTAGGGCTATAATTTCCGGAAGCTTTGTCCTTACAGGAAGTATTAGTAGTAGTGGGGATTTACAAGTAGGAGATGTATATGCCGATAATATAACTATGAAAGGGGGGTTTAAAGCTAATGGTAGCGTAAGGACAGATACTTTACATGTTAATTATTTAACAGCTTCTGATGATTATTACGAAGATGTTGATGAACCTTATGGCCGCCCTCCAACTCTTAGGTTAAGTGGTTCAGGAGATGAAGCTCCTTCAGTTATATCCCTTGATATTTGGGGGATTCCTGCTTGGAGACTTCAAGCTAATACTATGTCACTTGCTCCCGCTGATTTAATATATCCCCTCCCAACAGTTGGTCCAAAAGGTGGGAGTTTTTCAGTTAGTAGCGTTATGTTTTCGACTGGAGATGCTTCTAGAGGTCCTTTTGAAGTAAAATTTTTCAGCACCAATGATGGGGGTGCCGAATCTACTAGAGTTGGATTAGGTTCGCCTGTTTCTGATAACGAATTCTTCCGTCTTGGTAATACTAGCATATTAAAAGCCAAACAATATGTTTTTCCTGGCGTAACTACAACATCAAACGCTAACAATATGTTAAAATATAAAAATTTTGGAGGAACAAAAGTCTGCTTATCTCACTAAATAAAAACCAACCCAATGTCTCTTCAAATTATATACTCAGGATCACAAGGTAATGATGGTACTGGAACTTTACTTAGGATAGCTTGTCAAGAAATTAATTCTAATATTAATTTTTTATCCCAAAGTGTTTTAGATTATTCTTTTCCTTACACCGGTTCTGGTCTAATTAAAGAAGATTTACAAATAACAGGAAGTATCACTGGTTCAGGATACCAAGTAAATAAACTTAGAGCTAATAGATTATTTGCTTCTTCTATACTTTCAGCTTCCCAGGATATAACTATGCCTAATGATGAACGCCTTGCTGTTAATAAATTAGCGTCAGCAGTTGATCCTACTACCTATATCCAATTTACTCCTCAAGGAGAAGATCCTATGGGAACTTATTACTTTTATGCGGAAAATACTTTGTACCTAAAAACCCAGTTAGGTTCAGTCCTTGTAAACCCAGAACGTCAACCTTTTTTATTTCATGTAGGGGGGTTTGAAAATCTTGAAGGAAGAGGTTTTATTATAAATTGTGGTCCTACTGATGAAGAACAATACATCAGCATAACATCAGATAGCACTATTGTATCTCCTGAAGGTTATGCTTTACATGTTGATGGTACCGGTATTACGAGTTTCCAGAGAGTAGCTAGTCTTGGAAAATCAATAATAGTAGACGAAGTTCCAACTTCTGACCCTTCGGTAACAGGACAACTTTATACACAAACTGCTACTCAAATAGGAGGTACTGGAAATTATGTAGTTTTATGTATATCTTAATTTTTAACTAAATGGCTCAATTACTTATAAACACAGGTTCTGATTTTGATACAGGTACTGGAGACCCCATTAGAACGGCTTTTAAAACAACTATAGCAAATTTTGAAAGCTGGGATAATAATTTTCCCCTTTCTTATCTTTTCCCATATACGGGTTCTGCTAGAATGAATGGTAATCTTATCATCACAGGATCAATTTTGTATTCTTTTGATTCTACAAGTCCTTATTCTACCCCATCAGATATTGATATCTTTACTACAAATATGTCATCTAACACTGATATTACAGGCAGTGATGGTGGTATCACTGTTACTGCTCAAGATGCTTACTTTAATTCTTATATACTCCCTAAGTTTGCTGCTTTTTCTCTCCCCATTACTACTGATAGAGAAGGCCATGCTTTATTTAGTAGAGGCAACGGACTTGATTTCCCCATAATTCAATTTCTATCTTCTTCCAACTTTAATGATAACCCAAGAAGCCGAATTCGCATAAATAATTTAGCAAAATATCAAGTCGGCGGTAACACTCTCAAAACCATACAAGTTGGAAGAGCCCTAAGCCAAGAATTTTCAGTTGATTTTCCTTTAGATTATGGAGATGGAACAGAAGATTATTATACTTGGAGAATTTCTGCCCCCTCTCAACAATATCTAATGGATGCTATATACATACCTGCTGGATCTTCATTTGAAGCTAATTATAGTAGATATATAGCTATCAAACAACCTGTTAATTTTACTAAATATGAAAATATTCAAATAAATGGTGATATTTTTATTGATAACGCAAAAATTACTTTTCCCCAACTTCCTGATGAAGATCCCCACCATTTAGGCCAAATATTTAAAACTGGAAGTGAAAACTTAGGCCTCCCCGCAGGGGACCAAATTATATGTGTATCTCAAGGATAATTAATATTTATATCAAATGCCTACAAATCAATACCATGTTAAAGTCCCATTAGACTCCCAAGACCTCCCCACAGAGGATGGTTTGGTGCTGTTTAATTCCACAGATAAAGATTTTGAAGTCAAAAATGTATCAGATCTTAGATCTACTAACATTTGTATTGAGTACAAAATCATGAAGATCCCAAATCCCACATCACTAGTTCCTTCATGGACTTATGAAAATAGCGACTTAGGAACAAACGTTCCTGATTCTAACGAATTTGCGGGTCGAGCTGGGACTACCGCTACTACTGTTAACTACCCTCCAGAGGCATATAATGGTGGTACTAATGATCTTATTTATTTTGGGTACAGGTCAGGCAATTCTAATTTTACTACTTATTTAAGAGATGTAGCTGATGATGATAATAACAAAATTATTGTTTTTGCTTCAAATAGTAATTTTCCTGAACAATTTTTTGCCTTTGAAGCAAACGTATCTCAAGTTGGAAGTGGCACTTCCACCCCATCAGTTGCTCGAACCCAATTAACTAATGTTAATTTTATGGACTATCAATATAGTCCTAGTAGAAATACTAATATTAGTTTATCAACTACTAATACTTCTAATAATTTCTGGCTTGGTAATAGTACCTGGAATTTTATATTTTTAGATCCTAATGCTAGTTATGATGGGAATGGAAAATTTACTTCTGGAACAGCCCCTTCGAGTGTTCATAACCCCACAAAAAATTTAATACTTACTGCTACTGACCTGAATGGAAATGATGTAAAAAATTATTTAGTAGCTGAAGGAGGAGGTAGGATTAAATTTACAGATAAATCAAATAATGAAAATTATATTATTAGAAATTTTCAAAGATCTTTTATTTTAAGGGGGAAAAACCATTTTAGCAATAAATACTATGTGGTGTTTACTAATCTAGAAACCATAGCAGAAAGCGGGACTTATGAAGATGAAGATGCCACATATTGTGTTGAAGTTATGCCTACTGATATGGGACATGGCACTAACACTACAGGGGGTACCCCTAATGTTATTTATTCACCCTTGGTAACCCACCGCCAAAGATTTCAAGATTATAATGAACTTTTAAGAATTGGAAGAAGATATGAAGGAGGATACAGAAGTGGAAATCCTTATGGGTTTGATAATTCTGTAGCAGGTGCTGAAATATCCGTAAATTGTTGGGTAAATACAGGCAACACCCCAAACAATACATATAGAAGTTCGGGCACATTTTCCCAAACTTTTGGAGACGACGGGGTAGCTTCTTCCCCTTTACTTTGGACCTCTGCTAATATCATGACAAGAGGAAGTAATGGAATTGGTGCCCTCCCAGTATTTCGACCTGAATATCTAAGAAAAATAGATGATGTTGGAGCTTACCTTGTGCTTAAATTTAGCAAGAATGATAACTGGCCCGAAGCTGATTCTTCAGCTTGGGTAACTACAAGAATATTCTACACTAATAGAAACTAATAAAGATGTTATTATATAATGCTTCTTCATCTTTTGCTTTAAGCTTATCATCATCTAATAATTTAGTTGACAATAGAATACAATTCATTTTTAGAAATTCTGAAAACACTTCATCAAATTCCCCACTTGTTCTTCATGTAAGCGGTACAGATGATCCTCGTGTAGGTATTGGTTTTCCTTCTAATGAAAAACCCCTCCAAACCTTAGATATAAAATCTGTAAAAGATTCCTCACAAGGTGCCGAACTTTTAATAAGAAGCTCTAGACAAACTGTAGGCGCCCTCCCTGGAGACTCAGCAGGTAAAATTAACTTTACAATTGACAGTGGAAGTTTCGCAAAAGTAGACTCTTCAGGATCAGTAGCTGTTATTGATGCTATTGTTAGTACTGCTACTAAGGAGGGGGTTTTTGGAGCTTTATCTTTTAAAGTAGCAGAAGGTGTTTCTGAAGAAGCAACCGAAATAATAAATATATCTTCTACAGATACAACCATATCTGGATCTGTAATAACGTTAGGATCTATAACAGCTTCTGTTATAAGTGCTAGTGAAAATATAGAAGCTCCTAATTTTATTGTACCTAGTGGAGGAGCGCTTAAACTTAGTAACAACATATCAAGTATTGGGGTAAATACTTCCAACATAATTTTTAGTAATAGTGGAAATGAAATTTTTAGGTTAGGAAATAGTGAAGGAGCAGTATTTAATAATAATGGAGCTTCTGGATTAGATTTTAGAATAGAGGGTGATACTGATACCCATTTATTTTTTGTTTCGGGTAATATAGATAAAATAGGTATAGGTACTAGTACCCCAAGCGAAAAATTAACTGTAGAAGGTAATATAAGCTCTAGTGGAGCTTTAACTACGTCAGGAGTTAAAATTACAAATCTTTCTACTACAACAGAAACAGAATACATAGTAGTAGACTCAGATGGTAACTTAAGTAAAAGATCAGCAGGTGCTTCGGGTACCTCAGGTACCTCAGGCGAATCAGGTACCTCAGGTACTTCAGGCTTATCAGGTACTTCAGGTACCTCAGGCGAATCAGGTACTTCAGGCGAATCCGGTACT